CTATAATTCAAATTCATTTGTATATCCTCATACCCATTTTCCTCACGCACTTTCTTTTGGATATTATATAAATGTACCTATGGGAAGTTCTTCTTTTACATTGTTAAATGAAAGCAAAGAAACAGATTTTTATCCTAAAGAAGGACAACTATTTGTGTTCAATAGTTCTCTTTTACATGTTGTTAATCCAACTCCTGTAGCAGGTCGAACTGTAATAGCAGGAGATATTGTATATCTATCACGTTTTGGTAATTAAATGGAAGTAAAATTAATTAGCGTTTCACCTGATTCTGAAAAACACATGGCATATTGTGCTCGTGTGAGCAATCCAAATAATCAGGAAAATGAAAATTATGCAGGTCTTTTAAGATACTGTATCAAACATCAACATTGGTCAATATTTGAGCAAGCATTTATGACTCTTGAAATTAATACTACAAGAGGACTTGCAGCACAGATATTGAGGCATCGCTCTTTTACTTTTCAAGAATTTAGTCAGAGGTATGCTGATACAAATTTGTTAAATTCAAATATACCATTACCAGAATTAAGAAGGCAAGATACTAAAAATCGTCAGAATAGTATTGATGATGTACCAGAGGAGCAAACTAAAATGTTACTTGGTCGCATACAGAATTATTTTAATGAAGGACTTGATTTATACAATGAATTATTAAGAGAAGGTATTGCAAAAGAGTGTGCTAGATTTGTTCTTCCACTTGCAACACCGACTCGCATTTATATGTCTGGAAGTGTTCGTTCTTGGATTCACTATATTGATCTCCGCTCTGGACATGGAACACAGAAAGAACATATGGATATTGCAAATGCTTGCAAGTCCATATTTACCGAACAGTTTCCAACTGTATCGGAGGCTTTGCAATGGGTCTAAATAGTACACATAACTTTGTAATTACATGGCAACCTATCCTGTAGTAAATACTAAAACTGGTGAACAAAAAGAAGTTGTGATGAGTGTCACACAATGGGATCAGTGGTGTTCTGATAATCCTGATTGGTTAAGAGACTACTCTGATCCCTCTACAATGCCAGGTGTTGGTGAAGTTGGGGAGTGGAAAGATAAGTTAAGAAAGAAAGCACCTGGTTGGAATGATGTTCTTAAGAAGGCATCTAAATCGCCAGGTTCTAGAGTAAAAACACTTTAATCAAATGCCAAGAAAAAAGAAGACTAATGGGGATCAACCCATAGGTATCGGTTTAACTACGAAACAAATGAAACGTAAGAAACCGATTGGAAATACTTATCTTCTTGATATTGAACCCATAACTGATAATCAAAAGAAACTTTTTGATTCATATGCAGAGGGAAAGAATCTCGTTGCATATGGCACAGCAGGGACTGGAAAAACATTTATTTCATTATATAATGCTCTTTCTGATGTATTAGATGAAACAACACCATACGAAAGAATCTATCTTGTGCGTTCTTTAGTATCAACTCGTGAGATTGGTTTTTTACCAGGAGATCACGAGGACAAAGCAGATATTTACCAAATACCATACAAAAATATGGTAAAATATATGTTTCAAATGCCAACTGATGCTGACTTTGAAATGTTATATGGTAATCTAAAAGCACAAGAAACAATTAAATTCTGGAGTACATCCTTCATAAGAGGAACCACTCTAGATAATGCAATTGTTATTGTTGATGAATTTCAGAATCTGAATTTCCATGAATTAGATTCAATCATTACTCGTGTAGGAGAAAATAGTCGAATTATTTTCTCTGGAGATGCGAGTCAAAGTGATTTGGTTAAAACAAATGACAGGAATGGCATACATGATTTTCTTAACATATTGCGTAAAATGCCATCCTTTGATATAATAGAGTTTGGTATTGATGATATAGTTCGTTCTGGACTTGTCAAAGAATATATTATTGCAAAACTTGAAATTGGTCTTTAATGTTTACCCATGTTGATATTGATCTTCCAAAATTAGAAAGGGAAACGATTGATGGAGTCCGTTATTACTCTGTTCCCAATGAAGATGAATTATTAAAATTAGTTTCAATCACATCAGTTACAAGTCATTTTAATAAAGAAACATTTATTAAATGGCGAAAGAAAGTTGGTGATGAAGAAGCAAATCGTATTACTAAAGCAGCGACCACCCGTGGTACTGACTTTCACACTCTTACAGAGCATCATTTATTGAATGATGAGAAACTTCCAAAAGTTCCTCCAATATCTAATTTTCTGTTTAATGTGGCGAAGGAAAAAATTGGTAATATAAATAATATTTACGCTTTAGAGGGTTCACTCTACAGTAAGCAACTAGGAATTGCTGGTACAGTCGATTGCATCGCAGAGTACAATAAAGAGTTAGCAATAATAGATTTTAAAACTTCAAAAAAACCAAAACCCAGAGACTGGATTGAGAATTACTTTGTCCAGTGTATGGCATACGGTTGTATGTTATATGAATTAACAGGGATTCCTGTTAAAAAACTTGTAATTATCATGTCCTGTGAAAACGGAGAATGCATCGTCTATGAAGAATACAACAAAGCAAAGTACATCAAACTCCTCGGAGAATACATTAATAAATTTGTTCAAGATAAACTGGAACTCTATGGAACCGAATAAAGAATTAGAACAGGCAATCGAGAATAAATTCTTGACTCCATCTAAATTTGCAATAGAAATCGAAAAGATTGTTGCCGAAGAAGAAGACTTCAATTATATTGACGCAATCTGTTACTATTGCGAAACTAATAATATTGAGGTAGAATCAGTATCGAAGTTAATATCCAAACCTTTAAAAGAAAGATTAAAATGGGATGCAACCCGTCTTAATTTTATGAAACCTACATCAAGAGCAAAATTGCCTTTATAATGAAAAAATCAGAATTGATTCATTGGAGATTGCAAGCGATGCTTCGTGAGCATTCTTTCCCTGATTTAAAGTACTTAGGTGTAAGACCTGATAGTATTGGTGTAAATCAGCATTGGTATCAAATAGGAGAAAATGAAGTTCCTGTTGATGCAATTACAGAATTAGATAGTGAAGAGGAAGATGATGAAAGTGACTCCATTTGAAACCTACCAGTCATATCTATCAATGAAAAGTCATTTTACTAACCGTAAGTATGACTTTTTTCGGTATGGAGGTAAATCTCGTGCAACTATGACCTCTTTTAATAGAAGAAAGGATAAGTATTGGTTCGAGAAAACATCGAGAAAGTATTCTGATGAAGAGATAGTAAATTTTTTACTTGCTAATTTTGTAACTACAGATAATCCAAAAAATTTATGGATAGGTGAAATCATAAACTCTGGAGAAAGAAATTATGCAGATTGGGTGAGGAGACAACAAAGTATAACTTACCTTTTCAAAGAAGAGTCTAGTAAATTACTTGATGAAAATAAACTTGATAGTTTATTTGAATGTAAGAGTGGACACCCAATAATATTGTAGAGATTTTTAGGTGGTGACATCTCACTTGAAACTTTTGTAATCTATGATATAATATTTTCATTCTCAGAGAAGTTTGATGAAAAACTATTTGATCCCGTTTGGGAAACTGTGAGTATGAAAATAAGGAAATATAAACCTTTTTTAAGTATTAATATACTTAACTTTAAAAAAATCTTAAGAGAAATGGTGGAAGTATGAGAATCGGGGACGTTGATTATACTAATCTAACAAATGATTTTGGTTACTGGACTGTCAAAGTTGAAGATATAGGAGATTATTTACCTATAAAAATACATCATGATGCAGGTCGATATAATCCATTTATTGGATGGAAAGTTGATGATGAGGTTGAAAAATTTATAGAAGATACAGTTCGTCAAATAGCAGTTCCGAAGGATGCTGATATAATGAAAGTCATACCTTGGGGTAATTATTTTGACAGATCAAATTATTATTATCACAAATACCATCATGTTCCTCACGTCGATTTTCCAGGTTGGGTTGGTAATTTATGGTTAAGTGAACATCCCGAAGGTTCAAGAGGAACACAGTTTTACAATTATAATGATGATTGGAAACAAGATTTATTTGACTTTCCACGACCAGAAGAATTACTAGAGCAGTGGGAGGATTCTTGGCAACAATGGGATATATCTCAAGTTGAATCTTATGGTTTTGAGTATATGGGCACTGCACCTGCCAAGAAAAATACTATAACAATTTACAACTCTTGTGTGCCACATAAGGCATACGTTGGTAACGATGTTCAGAGGTCATGGAGTCAATTAGTTCAATTATCAAAGCGTCGTCACTTCACTTCAAGTGATGATGTTGTAGGTTCAACTGACCTAAATAGTAGTGTATTCAACTTAAATTTATGAGTGATTTTTTTGAATCCGACATAGTTCGTGAAGAACTACAAGAGATAAACGAATTGCAGATGTCTATTTACAAGAATGCAATGAAGTTTGGAACTTTTAGTCGTGAAGATAAAGTTGACCACATTGAAAGACTTACTGAATTATTAGAAAGACAAAAAGTAATGTACACTCGCATTAGTCTCTCCGATGATCCAGAAGCAATTGACCTTAAGAAACATTTGCAAAAATCGGTTGAACTTATGGGTTTCCCAGAGGGTACCGATATGTGCTTATTATTCACAAGTATGTCAAATACCATTGAAAATTTAAAAAAGGGTATTGACACTTAATTATTAATCTGCTATAATCTAATTATCCAAAATATCCAATTTATCCGAGGTATCTAAATGTCTTTTAAAGACCTAAAAAAGCAGTCTAAACTTGGCTCACTTACTGCAAAGTTAGTAAAAGAAGTCGAGAAGATGAACAACACGGGCGGTAACGCTGATGACCGTATCTGGAAGCTAGATGTAGACAAAGGAGGTAACGGTTATGCTGTTATCAGATTCCTACCTGCACCCGAAGGTGAAGATTTACCATTTGTAAAACTATATTCACACGCATTCCAAGGTCCTGGTGGATGGTTCATTGAGAACTCACTTACTACACTTGGACAAAAAGACCCAGTTTCTGAGTATAATTCATTACTCTGGAACAATGGTACTGATGTAGGAAAAGAAACTGCAAGAAAGCAGAAGCGTAAGTTAACTTACGTTAGTAACATCTATGTTGTAAAAGACCCTGCTAATCCTGAGAACGAAGGTAAAGTATTTCTATACAAGTATGGAAAGAAAATCTTTGACAAACTTACTGCAGCAATGCAACCTGAGTTTGAAGATGAGGAAGCAATCGATCCATTCGATTTCTGGCAAGGTGCTAACTTTAAGTTAAAAGCAAAGAATGTTGCAGGATACAGAAACTATGATAGTTCTGAATTTGCAGCACAAAGTCCTTTACTTGATGATGACGATGCAATGGAAGCACTCTGGAAGAAACAGTTCTCACTTGCTGAGATTGTTGCACCAGACCAGTTCAAAACTTACGATGAGTTAAAGACTCGTCTAGATTATGTTCTTGGAAATAAGAAGTCCGCTGCACCACAGTTTGAAGAAGAGGATACTGATCGTGGAGAAGCAGAAGAGTTAGTAACTGCTGCTGTTTCAAAACCAACTCCTGCAGTAGCAAAAGATGAGGATGATGACGCATTATCCTATTTTGCAAAACTTGCAGAAGAATAGTTAACGAGTCAGTATTCACCCAGAAATACTTTTATTAGTATTCACTTCTTAATACTCAGAAAGAGGTCGAGAGACCTCTTTTTTTATGGGTTAATCATCTCTGTATTTTCTGTTGCTGCTAATGATGATGTAATATAACTTGAACTCTTATCATATCTTACAATATCTCTCATATCAGATACAAATACCTCTACATAAGCATTTCTTAGTACATCTATCTCTCTTCTTTTTTCGTTTTCTTTATATTCATATTGTAGATTAGTTACTGCAAAAGCAATATTATCAGTAGCAACTGTAAATTCGTCTTTATCATCTAATTGTCGATTGCCAGTAAGTGATTTTAAAGTATATGTTGTACTTGGATATTTGTTTACTGTACCAGAAATTTTAAAATCTCCATCAACTATCAAATCTGGAGGTAATATTAAACGACCTTTATCATCTACTATTTCAAGTGTTTCATAATGATGAATAGAATTCATTTCTTCCTCTGACCCATATTTTTCAAGAGTAAAGTCATAAACTTGATGGTCTTGAAGTGGCCATTGGTGATTTATATTTGTGATACCTGCAGTAAGTATGACAACAAAATCAAGAGATGAATCTCCATACAAATCCTTTGCAATAGTATCAGGGCGAGCACCATCTCTTATCATGTATTTTTGAAATACAGAAACATTGCTACTTAAAAAGTCATATAATTTTGTTCTACGAAATATATTCTTTATGACAATATAATCATTTGAACGATTTTTATGAGATAAAGGCGATTGATACGCTATATTTGGTAAGTTTCTAAAGTATGCCATTAGTATCCAACTCCTGGTCCTGCATTTGGAGTATCATAATCTTCAGCGTAAACTGGATTGAGTTCTTTAAATGTCATATCTAATCTTATGTTAACTGGTGTAGAATTTTTATATGTTGCATATGTACCAGAGTTTGTGTAATTAACACTCAGACCAGTGAGAGCACAAGTTTTAAATGAATTTAAGAACGGATGAGTTTTTCCTCGACTTCGATATTCAAGTAAGAATACATCTGGTGATGATATCATAATTCCACTTGCTGAAGCTCCGTTATAGGAATTTTCACCTGCTTTTGCAGACATTGATTTTTTAAGACTTCTTATGATATCTCTAACAAGTACACCTTCAGTTGCTGATCTTGGTGTAAATGTTACACTAAATGGAAATGATCTTAAGTTAACTCCCTGAAATAATAATTCTAAGTTTGAGTTTAAAACCTGTCCAGTTGCTCTTGATATAATACTTTTTGGACTCACGTTTGAACCTAAAGCACTGATTGCTTTACCACCGATTGCTGCCTTAAATGCTTCTTGAGTTGAAGGATTGAGATCAGGTATTTGAATACCTGCTCCAAATGCTGCTTGCAGCACATCTCCTGTACCAGCAGCAGTTTCTGCAGGTGAGTTGACAAATTGCCTTGCTACTGCTAAACCAGCAAGTTCAAACATATTAATAGTATCTTCACCCCAAGTTACTGATTGTGTATCATTAATATCCTGTGGGATTGGTAATTCAACGTAGTATAATATTTCTTGATTTTGCCTAGTTCTTGCATCTGCAGTCATACCAAAGTTTTTTGCAATCAATCCATCTTTTGCCTCACGTCCTTTAGTTATAACTGATGCAGGTTTAGAAGCTATGTCTTTGTTTCCCGCTACTCCTTCAGTGACAGTAAACTCTTCAAGACCCATTTCAGTCTCTGCTGTTGGAGGTTTATATTTTACACATTTTATTAGTAATGTATCACCAGTTTCATCATTTGGTCCTCTTGCCATTGGATAACTGTAATATGTGCTACTATCAGTCGAAACTTTGTTACCTTTAAAATCAGGTGCAGCATTTACCTTTGCAGCACCCTTCTCATTATTATTAGATGAGAAAGTTTGTGATACTTGTTTTTGTACTATAGATGCTTTTTCTTCTTTTGTTTTTCTATTAAAAAGACCAAATACCATATAATCGACCTAATTTTTTAACTATTTAGTAGGATTTTGACAAAAGGTAAAGTCCTTAAATCTCTTAATTCCATTTCATCAACTTTATATAATCCACCAACTACTTCTGGAAAGGTATATTGCCTCATTTCTCCCCAGTGATAGTTTAATCCTTTGAATCCCCATTGAAAAACATCAGTTACAGCGACAAGTGGATGTGAGTCATATGCAATACCAGGTGTTTTTGCTTTGTATACAAAGACATAAAAATTACCTGCTTCGGGAACATTACTTCCTTCAGTTAACACTCCTAATATTTCTGTTGCTAAATCATCGGGACTTTCTGTTCCGATTAGATTTTTCATTATAGGGTCTAATCTACTCATATGTCCAACTCTTTTTCTGTAATTACTTTAAATTCCCATCTTCGATCAGCACAGTATTCTCTTGCTGCTTTCCATTTTGCTTGATTTCTTGCATATTCAAATGCTTCACGGATGTAACCTTTAGTTTGTCTCTTTGGTCTTTTTGGTTTAGTTGTTTGTTTAAGTGGTTTCACTTCAATCAGATATCTTTTTATTTTACCTGTATTTTCTTGTACTTTAATATAGAAGTCAGGAAAATATCTATGGATACGATTATCATGAGGTGAGATATATGGAAGTGCAATTTCTTCACTCCCCCATTCAAGAATCTTAGTATTCTTATCACAATACACCATAAACTTTCGTTCCCAAAGTGACCTGTAAATAATATTAGTTGGATCACCTTTATACTTTCTGGGAAATGATGGGTAGTATTTTCCCCTATAAGCCATCTAAATAACTATACTATAGTAGTATTTAGAGTGCCAGCACCAAGACCGAGAAGAATATCAGATTTTTTACCTAAGTTACAGAATGTAGCACAGACATCAAATTTTTTCGTAAAATTTGCACTTCCAAGTGGAAGTCTTAGAAGATACATGAGGCAAAGAGGTATAAATGATCGTTTTATAGCAGAAGATATTGGTTTGTTATGTCATGATGCAGTTCTACCAGGAAGTGCAATGGCAACAATGAACACTGCGGGTGATTATCAGGGATTGATTGAGAGATTTGCTCATACAAGAAATTATACAGAGATATCATTAGAATTTTATGTAGATAATGAATATAAGTCACTTAAATTCTTAGAGCATTGGATGGAATTTATTACAGGTGCAAGTCCATCTGATCCAAGTTCTGATTCTTATCATTACAAATTAGAATATCCAGAAACATATAAG